GTATTTGGAACAAATTACGAGATCGCGCCTGGCATGAGCGAGAGCATCGCTCCGGGCGCTTTTTCGCGCTCGCTCGCGAGCAATGACGTGAGGGCGCTGATCAATCATGACACCACGCTGGTGCTCGGGCGTACCAAAGCAGGGACGCTGGAGCTCCGGGAGACTGAGCACGGACTGTGGGGCCGCATCGACATCAATCCGAACGACGTCGACGCGGTCAACTTGTACGAGCGGGTCAAGCGTGGCGACGTGGATCAGTGTTCGTTCGGTTTTGAAATCCGGTCCCAGGATACCGACATCCGGGAAGACGGAAGCATCCACTGGACCCTCAAAGACGTCGAGCTCTACGAGGTGAGCGCCTGCACGTTCCCGGCCTATGAGGAGACGAGCATCTCCGCCAGGGCCAAGGAGCGGGACGACATCAAGGAGCGCGAGGCCGAGGCCTGGCGCGAGAAAATGACAAGGAGGATCGAGTCATGGCATTAAAGGTTTTAATGCTGCGGAAGAGGATCGACGACGCCCGGAAGGCCCTGGAGGAGCTCAGAGCGAAGGACGCAGAGTTCGAGGCCAGAGAGGCTGAGATCCGGACCGCTATCGACGAGGCCCAGACCGACGAGGAGCGGGGCACCGTCGAGGAGGCCGTCGAGAAGTTTGACGGCGAGAAAGAACAGCACGAGACAGCCAAGAGTGACCTGGAGAGGGCCATCGAAGGGCTGGAGAATGACCTGGCTGCAGCAGAGGCAGAACAGGAAACACCGGCTCCGACACCGGAACCGGAGAAAAGAGAGGAGAAGAGACCTATGGAGAACAGAACCAAGTTTTTCGGCATGAACATCCAGGAGCGTGACGCATTCATCGCACGCGAGGACGTGCAGGAGTTCCTGGGCGCGGTAAGGACCGCCATCAAGGAAAAGAGAGCCATCACCAACGCTGGCCTGCTCATCCCGCAGGTAGTCCTCGGACTGCTCCGCGAGAATATTATCGACTATTCCAAGATGTACCGCCATGTCAACGTCCGCAGAGTTCCGGGCGAGGGCCGCATGATCATCGAGGGCGCTATCCCGGAGGCAGTATGGACCGAGATGTGCGCAAACCTCAACGAGCTTGATCTGGCGTTCTCCCAGGTCGAGGTAGACGGTTACAAGGTCGGCGGATATTTCCGCATCTGCAACGCTACCCTGGAAGACTCCGACATCGACCTGGCTGCTGAGCTCATCAGCGTTCTGGGTCAGGCTATCGGCTACGCACTGGACAAGGCCATCCTGTTCGGTACCGGCACCAAGATGCCGCAGGGCGTCATGACCGGCATGGCATCCGGCAACATCCAGAGCATCGCAGCCAGCGTGACCGGCGTTGAGCTGTTCCAGACCATCATCCGCGACGCCGGCAAGGCGAAGGGCAAGTACAGCCGCGGCGAGAAGGTCTGGGTCATGAACGAGAACACCTACACCGAGCTCATCGCTCAGAGCCTGGTCATCAACGCTGCCGGCGCTATCGTGGCAGGCGTGAACGGTCAGATGCCGGTCATCGGTGGTGTGATTGAGGTTCTCAATTTTATCCCGGACAACGTCATCATCGGCGGATATTTCGACCTCTACCTGCTGGCAGAAAGAGCTGGCACCAGAATCAGCACCAGCGAGCACGCGTTCTGGGTGGAAGACCAGACCGGATTCAAAGGCACCGCTCGTTATGATGGCAAGGTTCTCATCGACGACGCGTTCGTGGCCATCGGTCTCAACGGCGTGACTCCTGCAGCCGGTGACGTAACTTTTGCAGCTGACACTGCTAACACCGGAGCCTGATGTATAAAGTCCTTCATTTCTTCACGGACTTAACCGACAATGCACATCCGTACAACGTGGGGGATACGTTCCCCCGCGAGGGCGTGCAGGTCGATGAGGACCGTCTGAAGGAGCTGGCGAGCTCGAACAACCGGCAGGGCCGTCCTCTGATTTCCAAGGACGGCGTGGTGCCTGCTGATGCAGGAGACAGCAGGCCGGCAAAACGCAGGAAAAGAAGATCCTGCGGCTGTGAGGTGAAGTTCAATGACTGACGCGGATGTCCTCGTTTATCTGAAGGCAAATCTGGAAATCTACCCGGAGAACACGACACAGGACCATTATTTGGCCATGCTCATCACAGCGGCGAAGGAGGAGATCACCAGGGAGGGCATCACGCTGGACATGAACGAGTTCGGCGACGTCAACCTGGTGGTGATGTATGCGGCGTACCTCTGGCGCAAGCGTGCCTCTGACGGGGCTGAGCGGTATAACACCACCGCCCAGGTCAATGTCGGGATGCCGCGGATGCTCCGCTACGCGCTGAACAACCGACTGCTCTCCCAGAAGATGAGGGGGGCGCAGACATGATGAACGACGGAGTGCTGACGCTCTGCACGCTGGAGAATACAGCAGCGCCGGGGGCCATGCCCGTGGAGCAGCTGGTTCCGGGCGAGGTCCGGTACTACGAGCGGCGGACGGTAGGCTACGGCCGGCAGTACGCGGCAAAGGGCGTCAATGAGCAGGTGGACCTGTTCGCCAGGATCTGGGATTGTACTGCCAGGATCGGCATGTATGCGGTGATAAGTCAGTCACCGGAGGCCGGGCAGTATCGGATCGATAATGTGCAGTACTTGACAAATGACGACGGGCTGAGGGTCACAGACCTGACGCTGTCGAGATTGGATGATCTCTATGATGTCTATACAGACTAAGCTGCGCACGGTCCGCGACGCGCTGGTGGGCGTGACGGATGCCTGCTATCACTACCGCAGGCCGCCCGCAGCACCAAAAAGCAACTACATCATCTGGGCTGAGGACAGCGAGGACCAGAGCTTCGACGGAGACAACCGGAAGCAGGAACAGCAGATCCACGGAACCGTGGACTACTACACACTGACCGAGTTCGACCCTGTCGTGGATGCCATCCAGGAGGCGCTCGTTTCCTCTGGCATCGGGTTCCGGCTCAACTCGGTCCAGTATGAGGACGAAACTAATCTGATTCACTTCGAGTGGGAGTTCTGGGTGGTTTAAATGGCAAAATGGATCGTGGGCCACGGTATCGACGACTATGTGGCAAAGCTCGGCAACCTGGAGGACTCGTCAGAGGAGACCTGCAAGCGGGCCGTATACGACGGGGCCGCCATCGTGGCTGACGCTGTGAAGGCGAACATCGCGGCCCTGCCGGTGGGCAGCCCCAGAGAGGGGAAAGTCACGGAGGCCCAGAAGGCTGGACTGCTCTCCGGGATGGGCATCGCCTCGTTCCGGAATGAGGGCGGGTTCATCAACGTCAAGGTCGGCATGGACGGGTACAACAGCCAGACGTCCCGGAAGTATCCGAAGGGCCAGCCGAACGCCATGATCGCCAGGTCACTGGAGAGCGGGACGTCGTTCTCCCCGAAACGGGCGTTCATCGGTCCGGCAGTCAGTAAGTCACGGGCTGCTGCAGAGGCAGCCATAAAAGCAACACTCGAAAAAGAAATAGGCGAGAAAATGGGAGGTTAAACTATGGCAGCTGGAAAAGTATGCACTGGTTTCTCTATGCCGTATGTTGCTAAGTATTCTGCAACCGGCGGCACTGTAACATATTCCGAAGTCATGCGCCTGGCGCGTGGCGTGTCTGTATCTCTGGAGCCGGAGGTCGGCGACGACAACCGGTTTTATGCGGACAATATCGCGGCAGAGACTGCTCCGGGCACCTTCACCGGTGGAACCGTCAACCTGACAGTAGACGGACTCCTGGAGGCCGCTGAGCGGTTTATCCTGGGCCTGCCGGAGGCGAGGGCCGTGAACGGCGTGAACGTCCTGGCATACGGTGACAATGCGAACCCGCCGTACGTCGGCATCGGATTCCTCGTCCGCTACATGCAGGATGGCGTGACCAGCTACACCCCGATCGTGCTCACAAAGGCGAGATTCAGTCAGCCGAGCACCAACGCGAACACTCAGGAGGACGCCATCGACTGGCAGACTCAGGAGCTGAGCGCGTCCCTGATGCGCGACGACACCGCGAACCACGAGTGGAAGTGGGTCGGCGCTGATGTGGCCACCGAGGAGGCCGGCGTGGCAGCACTGCAGGCGCTCCTGGGCGGAGACCCGGTGACCCCGTAAGCTGAGGAGGGGAAAGATGAACGTAAACGGGAGAGAGATCGGAGTCCGGCGGACCGTCCTGGCCAACTGTAAGCTGACCGAGGCGGCGCCGGACCGTGACATCCGCAGATTTTTCACTGAACTGATAGCAAGCCCTGACTACGTGGTGGCCCAGAAGGCCGCCGCGCAGCTCATCGCAGCACTGAACGAGGGCTATGAGCAGTATCTCCACTTCCTGGACCCGGAACACAAGCCGGTACCGGTGAACGCAGAGACACTCCTCAGCCTGGACGAGGCCACGTTCAACGCGCTCTATCAGGAAGCACTGAAGGCCTACACAGAGGACGGAAAGACGACGGTGGAAGTGGATCCACCTAAGGGAAAAAAAACGGTAAAAAAGCGCGGAGCATCGACCTGAACAGGGCATGGCTCCAGTATTACGGTCTCCAGCTCGGGATGTCCCGGGCGGAGACTTTTTCTATGAAATGGGGCGAGATGCTCGACCTGATCAACTGTATGTCGATTCATCAGGGAGGGGCAGAACCTAAGGCGCGAAAGAAGAAGCTCTCGTTTGAAGAGGCGATAAAGCTGAGGTGAGGACATGGCGGTGAATATAGGCCCGAAGATCGGGATTGACGGCGAGGCCGAATACAGGAGAGCGATTCAGGGCATAATCCAGGAGACGAAGACCCTCAAGTCAGAGATGCAGGCCACGGCCTCCGCCTGGGACAAGGATACATCAGCGCAAAAAAAGAACGCAGAACAGCGGAAGATTCTGGGAAAGCAGGTGCAGGCCCAGAAGGACAAGGTGGCAGAGCTCCAGAACATGCTGGAGAAGTCGGAGGCCAAATACGGCGAGAACGCTCAGCAGACGCTGAAGTGGAAGCAGGCCGTCAATGAGGCCACCGCGGAGCTCAACAAGCTGGAGCAGGAGCTCAAGAACATCCCGAACGGCCTCCAGGAGATGGGCAAGGGCCTGCAGGAGACTGGCGACCGCCTAAAGGGTATCGGGGACGCCATCATGCCAATATCGGCGGCGGCTGCTGCCGGCCTGGGCGCCGCAGTGAAACTGACCGCAGACTTCGACCAGCAGATGAGCAAGGTCGGCGCTATATCCGGCGCAACCGCAGCCGAAATGGAGACCCTCCGGGACAAGGCTCGAGAGATGGGCGCCGAGACGAAGTTCTCAGCGTCAGAGGCCGGAGAGGCCATGGAGTACATGGCCATGGCAGGCTGGAAGGCTGCAGACATGGTGGGCGGCATCGAGGGTATCATGAACCTGGCGGCTGCGTCCGGTGAGAGTCTGGCCACTACGTCGGACATCGTAACTGACGCGCTGACCGCGTTCGGGCTGTCCGCAGAGGACTCCGGACATTTTGCAGACGTTCTAGCGGCGGCCTCCTCCAATGCGAACACAAACGTCGCCATGATGGGTGAGACGTTCAAATATGCGGCTCCCATAGCTGGCGCTCTGGGATTCAGCATCGAAGACACAGCGCTGGCCATCGGTCTGATGGCGAACAGCGGCATTAAAGCGTCTCAGGCGGGCACAGCCCTCCGGACCATATTCAACAATCTGACCGAGGACGTCGTCATCACCGGTGACGCCCTGGGGAAAGTAGTGATCAGCACCACGAACGCAGATGGCTCGATGAGAGACCTCAGCTCCATCCTGATGGATATGCGCGGGGCGTTCTCTCAGCTGTCAGAGTCAGAAAAGGCGGCGAACGCGGAGACCATCGCGGGCAAGAACGCGATGAGCGGTCTCCTGGCCATCATGAACGCGGCACCAGGCGACGTGGATAAGTTGGGCGGCGCCATCAGGACAGCGACCTATGACGCCACAGAGATGGCGAAAGCCGTCGAGCAGAACGGCGTGGCCTGGGGCAAATACGCGGACACACTCGGCGGGGACGTGGAAGGTCTCGTCAATGACATCATATTCAACCTGGAAGACCTCGGGAAGACAGCGGAGGAGACACAGGAATACCTGCAGATGGAGTACAACCTGGACGCGGATGACGCCATCAAAGCGATCCGAACTGTCCAGAAAGAAATGAAGAACAGCACCG